GCCTCAAGCTCGAGGCGCTCTGCTGAGGAAAGAAAGCCGGGGCGAATCATAAGCATAGATGATTCGTTCCAAACCCAGCCGTCAAGACGTCAAATTCGGCTTCTGCAGGACTCTGGGTATAACCTTCGACAGCGCCCCACAGTCCGGAAACGTCGATCTGAGCCTCCGGCATTCCGGCACGCAGACTAAGGTGGCGCACGAGCGCCGCCAAAGACACCGCGCCCAGACGTCCGGTCAGCCAGTGGCCGCGTCGCCAGTTGGGGCCATCCGTCCAGACGGTGGTGAGTTCGGGAAAAAATGGATAAGGCCGTGCATCCCAGGTCCATGCCGCACATTCCGGCACGGTCACCATCCGTGCACCGGTTACGCCCGACGGTGGATTGTTGGCAGGTGCTGACCAAAAAAGGTACGTCGCCTCGATATAGGCGCGCTGGATCGCATCGTCGCGCCACCCGCGTGAAAAATGGGGCGTGAAGCTTTCCGAGGACTTCGGATCAAAGAACACGTTGGGCTGGTTGGTACCGCGATCAATCGCCGGGCAGCCAAGTTCGGTGAACCAGATCGGTTTGGACTGCGGCACCCACGCGGTGGGTGTCCCACTCTCCACGCCGCCCGGCCGGTTGAAATGCGAGTTCTGCCACCAAGCGCGCAGATCCTTGAAGCGAAACATCCATGGTTTGCCTGCAGCGCCGTCCGTGATCGGCGTGCGGTTTTGTGTCGTCCGGTCGGCTGGGTTGGCGTAAAACCAATCAAACCCCTCGCCACCGACAATGTTGGATTGCAAATAGGCGCGGTCGTAGATCGCTGGGGCCAGTGCTGCATCAGCATGATCAAATCCGTCACGCCAGTCGGACAGCGGCATGTAGTTATCGATGCCGATGAAGTCGATATTGGGATCAGACCAGAGTGGATCGAGGTGGAAATACACATCGCCGCTACCGTCGCTGGGATGATGCCCGAAATACTCTGACCAGTCAGAGGCGTAACCGATCTTGGGCCCAGCGCCGAGGATCGACCTGACAAAGGTCGCGAGGCTTTTGAACGCCGTGACTGCAGGATAGGTGCTGGCTCCGCTGCGGATGGTGGTGAGGCCGGGCATTTCCGACCCAATCAGGAAGGCGTCGACGCCCCCGGCGGCTTTGCACAGATGTGCGTAATGAAGGATCATCCGGCGCAGCCCCCATTCGCCGACCGGCCCGGTCCAGCTGACATTTTCGCCGGAGACGTTGAAACTCGCGGGCGTGGCGGTTCCGAACATGGCCGTGACCTGCGTGGCAGCGGTAGCGGTTTTGTCCACCGATCCGGCAAAGCCTGCAGCGGGGGAACAGGTGATCCGGCCACGCCATGGGAACGTGGGCTGACCCACCGTGGCAGCGTTTGCGCTGTAGGGATTGGGCTTGGTATTGCCGGGTGGCACATCCATGAGGATGAAGGGATAGAAAGTCACGCGCAGGCCGCGCGCCTTCATTTCTTTGATCGCCTGCACCACGGCAAAGTCGGCAGGCGTGCCGCCATAGACAGGGCGGTCCTCTGCATCGCGGCTGACCAGAAAGGCATCCGCGCGACTGACGCCGTTCACCGACCATGCCGAGGGTGTCGTGGTTTTGGCCGCAACCTCGACCCCAGGCTGAACCTTGCAATTACCTGCCCGCAGATCGTCGCCGAACCACGCCACCACCAGGCTGACGCATTCCACAGCAGGGGCCATGGATTGCAGCCGGTCGAGCGCCACGACGATGTCGGCGGTATCTGAAATGGCGTTCAGGTTTTCCGCGACGGTCGCGCCGCCAGCACCACTAGATTTCTTGACCGGTGCGGTGGCATAGCTGAATTCGCCCGAGGCTGGGATCAGGGTGACGGCCTTCACCAGACCTTCGGCGGTGTCGGCATCAGCCAGCGGTCGGAACACTTCAAAGCTGATCTGTGGCAGGCGGTTGCCAAACCCGCTGAGGTCCAACTCTTCAAACACCACATAGGCGGTGCCGCGATAGGCGGGCGTGTTGGCGGCCCCCATCTTGGCCAAAATGAACGGATCAGGGGCCTGCGCCTCGTCGCCGGGATACCAGCGCCAGGTCACACCCGTCATGTCCATGGGCTTGCCGTCCGCCCAGACGCGGCCAATGCCAGTGATCTCTCCCTCACACAGCGCGACCGCGAAGCTCGCATAGTAGACGTATTCGGTGGTGGTGACCTTCGGACCGCTCCCCTTGCCGCCACCCTGACGCGTGGTGGTGACCTCTTCGCGGAAATCTGTCGCCCAGATGATATTGCCGCCAATCCGCATCCGGCCAAAGAGACGCGGGATCACTGCCCCTTCGGTCGAGGACGTAATCCGCAGGCTGTCGAGCCGCGCGCCCTCGATCCGCTGGGCCGGGGCTAGCGATGACACAATCCAGCTGTCGACGACCGAGCCGATGGTGGATCCGATGAAGCCACCGATGGCAGCACCGGAAAAACCAAGGACGGCACCGCCAAAGCCAGCACCGATTGCGGAGCCGACGGCCCCGAGGACGAGTGTTGCCATGAAAGGTCTTTCAGATGCGGCTAGAGCGCGGGAACAGGAAGGCGAAAGCGATGCGCCGCTGCCATGTCGGCGTCAGGATTTCCTCGATCACGCCCAGCCGTTCATAGGCATGGATGAAGCGGTCAGGCGCGGTTAGGATGCCGACATGCTTGGCGATGGCGCGCGGGGCCATCCGGAACAGGACAAGCACGCCGGGGCTGACGTCCGCCGTCGCAATCGGGATCAGCATTGAGGAGGCCCCATTGGCCAGAACCTCATGCGGTCCGGTTTCGCCCCAATCGCGGCTGTAGGGCGGGATGGGAAATGGCTCGTCGCCTACCACCTCACGCCAGACGCCGCGAGCGAGGCCAAGGCAATCGCAGCCGACGCCGCGCAGGCTGGCTTGGTCGTGGTATGGCGTGCCCAGCCATGACCGCGCGACGGCTATGACCAAGGCGGGATCGGTCACAGAATGAGAAAGGCTCACAGCACGCCACTTTCATGGCCGCCATCCTTGCTGGCATAGCGCAACACCGCATCCTGACCCGGAATGTTTGGGAATCCGCGATAGTTTGCGGTGTTGGCGAACTTCGCCCCACAGGTCACGATGCGCTTGTCGCAGCCTGCGCGCGCGATGAAGCTATCGCCCTCGGCAATGGCGCGCACAGGTGCTTCTAAGAGGGTCAGGGTGGCGATGACATCAGCAATGCCATGCGCCAGCACTTCAGTGATGCGCCCGGCGTTGGCACCGCTGGTCCAGGTGATCGTGCCGGAAGTGAACCACCCAGCGTTAAAACCGGACAGCCCTGAAGCCATGAACGCCCGGTCGCGCAACAGGTCAGTGACCACGCCCGTGCCCTTGTAGCGAGCGTTTTCCAGATTTATCCGGCAGCGCGCGTCGCCCAAACGGGCATCACACCCCGCCTGAAACGTCCGTCCGACCGTCTGGCCCAGCACATGCGCCAATGATCGCACCTCGGCCACAAAAGCCATGCGGCCGCGCCGGATTTGTCCCACAGCGCCTCGGCGCAGCAGCACGCGCTGGCTGGCATCGGCCCAGTTCACCCGCCACAGCTCCACCGCCGCATTGTCCCAGCGCCCGTCGAGAATGTCGGTCTCGGTGATCCGATCCGAGGTCAGGACGCCAGTGGCGTCCTGCGCATCGACAGCTAGGTCGGATCCAGACCTGATTTCGGAAGCGGCGAAGCCACTCTCTGGCTCAAACTCAGTGCTGTCGAAGCTGAGGGCGCGATCATGATCGGTGAAGCCCAGCGCGACACCATCTGCTCGTGAAATCCGCCAGCACCAGGACAAAGTGGTGGTGCCATCGTCGAGATGGGCCTGCAGCGCCGGGGAGAGGGTTTTCATCTGCGGATCTCCAAGAGAGGAATGGACGTGATCGACCCCAGCCGTTCCATATCGAGGGTGACGTCCAGAACATCGGTGTCGAAACGCACCGGCACATCGAATTCGAAGCCAGCGCGGACAATGACGCCGTTTCCCGGTGCCGTGGTGAAGGTGACGACGCCGGTGGTGGCATCGACGGTCCAACCCGACATCTGCTCCACCATGCCTAGCGCCAGGCGAACCGTGCCAGCCACAGGTTTGGCAATTGTCCGGGTCCAGCTTTGCGCGCCGGAGATGTAGCGTTTGGCCAGGGGGAAGGTTTTCAGGCTGCCGTTCCCGGTTCCAATCTGCTGATCGGTCGGGGTGATCGGCTGCGAGGGCAGGCCGGATTTGTAGTCTGCCCAGTCTTTGTAGCGAAATCCGTGCAGACGGCCGTTGCGGGCCTCAAAGAAGGCAACGACAGATGCCAGATCATCGGACCGGCGGATGCCATAAGCGACGTCATACCTGCGACGAGAGTTTGCCCAGCTGGCATTGCGTTCTTCGTCGCCGCTCGCCAGTTCGACAATTTGGGTGCGCCGTTCCGGCCCGCCGCGCGCGCCACGGCTGATGTTGTCGGGGAACCGAACCTCGTGAAACGCCATCACATACCTCTCCGGCCAAGCGACACTGCGCGGGCGATGTCGGCCGCGACCTGCGTGCGCGATTGCCGGAAGCTTTCAGCGTCACGCGACATGATGGTCACCGAGATATTTGGCGCAGCACTCTGCCCTTGGCCGTAGCCCGCCGCCTCGCGTCGTGACAAAACCCTCTCGCCTCGTTGCAGGATCGCGGGAACCTCATCCGGCTTGATCCCCGCCCAACCGCCCGCATGCATGCGCGGGGCATTGGCAAAGGCCATGGCGGGCACCATGCGGCCGGGTGCTGGTGATCCGACCACACCACCGGCATGCAGGATGTTGGCGAACAGACCACCCGCACCGCTCAGCGCGCCCGACAAGGCATTGGCGATTGGGCCGAGGATGAAACGCCGCGCCGCCAGCTTGGCCAGATCAGCGATCATCGAGGTGACTAGATCGCGGAAATCCAGCTTGCCGGTTTTCACGAACTCACCCACGGCGTTTTCGGCCGATGTAAACGCCCCGACCAGCGCATTGCCGATATCACCGCCAATGTCGCGTGCCTTGGCGGCATAATCGGCGAGGGTCGCAACGGCTGCTTCCCATCCGGTCTTGGCAACCTCGGCCCCGGCAGCAGCTGCTGCCCCAGCGCCACCGGCGGCCCGCCCGGCCTCTGTCACGGACTCATCCAGCCGGTCGGCAGCACCCGTCGCCCCATCCAGCGCGGCTTCACCTTCGGTTCCAGCTCCGGCGACAGCATCTTTCAGCGCTTGCCAGCTTTGCATCGGGCGGGCGGCTGCCTCGGCCAGCATGCCCGAGGCCTCGCGATATGCCTCGGCCCGGAATGTTGCGTCCTCCGCCATCCCGGTCAGGCCAAGGTCGGGGGTGGTTACATAGGTCTGCGCCATCGCGGTTGAGAAGGCTTCGGCAGCTGCGGTTCCGGCAGCTGCGGCGGATCCCGCGAACGGATTGTCGATCCGGCCAAGCGCCACAGGGTCCAGCGTACCGATCTTGACACCACCTTCGCCGACGGCCCAATCGGGCAGCAGGTCCAGCGCGCCATTCAAGGCGTTGATGAAGCTGTTGATCCGGGTGACGACCCCGTTCAGCATGGCTTCCACCCCGCCGATCAACCCGTTGGCAGCCTGGAAGGCGAAATCGCCGATGGCACCCGGCAGCTGGCCCCAGATCGCCTTCACAGCATCATAGGCGCCCTTGAAGATGCCAGCGGCAGAATTGCCAAAGCTCGTCACCGCTTCAACAGAGGACTGCATCGCCCGATAGACGGTCGCCTGTAGCCCCGCCCAACTGGCCTCAATCTTTGACCAGGCTGACGCCGCGCCCAGACCAATGCGATCCCAGACCTCGAGGGCCAAATCCTTCAGCAGGCCAATCGCTGCGCCAAACCCGCCTGCGCCCGCGACGAGCCGCGTGAACTGAAACACCAACTCGCCAGCGCCGACGATCAGCGCACCGATGCCAGTGCGGATCAGCGCCCCGCGCAGGAACACAAGGCCAGTGGCAAGCCCGCGCACTGACAAGGCGGCCGCCGCGAGTCCTGCCACCCAGCGCCCCGCCATGAGGGCGGCAAAGGTCGCGGCATAGGTGGTGAGGCGACCGATGTTGTCGAAAAGGGCTGTGATCGCGATACCAATCGGGCCGGTACTGCGCGCCATGTCCGCCAGTGCATTGGCCACTGCTTCCAGCGCCGGGGCGGCGGCAATGGTCAGGCGGTTTGTCAGGCCAATCCAGATCAGACTGAGCCGCGCGATTGCATCGCCAGTGCGTTCAATCTGGGATGCGTCGCTGGCGCTGACAGCCACACCAAAATCGCGCATATCCTGTGCTGCTTCCCTGAGCGTCGCGGAATCGATCCGCAGGAACGCGAGCGCTGCCTTGTCACCAAAGAGATCAGAAGCCACTGCAGCCCGCTCGGCCTCCGGCACGAACTGGTTCAGGGCTTCCTGAATGGCGATGATGCGCTGGTCCAGCGGCAGGGCCTGCAATTGCGCCGCCGTCAGGTTCAAGCGTTGAAGCGCATTCACCGCTGTTCCCGATCCGGTCGCGGCCTCCGACAGCCGGGTGGTCAGCTTCTTGGTGGCCTGCTCGATCTCGCCCATGGAGACACCGGCCAGTTCCCCGGCCCATGTCAGGGTTTGCACGCTTTCCACGGTGGTCCGCATCGATTGCGCCAGCTTGGCCTGTGCGTCGACATTGGCAAGGCCCGAGCGGATCATTGCCACGCCAGCGGCCGCTGCTGCAACGGTCACCGCAGCCAGTGCGATCCCGGCCTTGCGGGCAAAGCTGCCAAGCCGGGCATTGGCCAGTTCCATCTCCGACGACAGCCTACCGAAGCCCCGCGCGCCAGCGTCCCCGATGCCTTCCAGCTCTGCGCGCACTTGGCGACCGCCTTCGGCGACAAGGCGAACGCTGACCCGTTTTTCAGCCATAGTTTTCTCCGATCTGTTCGTTCAGTTTGCGCACCATCACGGCCTCGATCTCGGGCAGCAGTTCAGCGGCGATCAGGGTGTCGATGCCCAGCGCGGCAGCGAGGGAGAGGGCAGCCCCCATATCCCATCCCAAAATTGCGCCGGGGATCACGCGCAGCTGGCCACCAAGGCGGCCGACCAGATCCCAGACCTGCCAACCGTCCTGCGTTTGTGGCCTGTTCAGTCTGGCCGGGCAGTCCGGGCACGGCCCCGCGCAGGCGGCGCAATACCGGTCGCCCCCGCCGAAGGACCAGTCGGCGAGGGCGCGG